ATGTATGACTATCGCTACGAACCGCATCGCTTAATTTTTATGATTGATAATAAGAGTTTTTTTGCCTCCTGTGAGGCGCTTCGTTTAGGTCTTAATCCGATGGAAACCTGTTTAGCCGTTGTGTCTAGACAACCTGACAGTTGCTGGGGATCCGGCTTAATTATGGCAGCCTCTCCTTTAGCTAAGAAAAAATATGGCTTGCATAATGTTATGCGCGTCCGCCAATTACCGCCTAAATGGAAAGCCCCTGATTTAAAGCTAGTTGAACCCCACATGAATCTTTATATTAAGCGCAGCGTTCAAGTCTTAGATATTTTCAGAAAATATGCGGCTAACGAAGATATCCACATGTATTCCATCGATGAAGGAATGATCGACATGACTGATTCTTGGAAACTCTTTGGCAATGGTCCCTATTATGTTGCACGCAAAATTCAAAAAGATATTCATGATGCTTTGGGACTTTATACTACTTGCGGAATCGGTGAAAATCCTCTTTTGGCTAAACTAGCAATGGATAATTCTGCTAAACACAAAAAATCGATGCTTGCTTTTTGGCATTATCTTGACGTCCCCGATACTATTTGGAAAATAGAAAAATTAGAAGATGTTTGGGGAATAAATACTCGCACTGCTAATCGGTTAAGAAAAATCGGAATTAACAATATGTATGACTTAGCTCACTCTAGTCCTTATCTTCTAAAAAAAGAATTTGGAATTATTGGTGAACAATTATTGGCAGAAAGTTGGGGCGTCGACCGTAGTATCATCAGACAAAAATATCATCCCAAAAGTAAAAGCTATGGTAACTCTCAAGTTTTAACGCGGGATTATTTCAATCAACGTGAAATAGAACTGGTCATTAGAGAAATTGGTGAGCAAGTCGCGGCCCGTATTCGCGCCCATAATTTACGAGCGGGCAAAGTTAGTCTGTATATTGGCTTTTCCCTTTTTCAATTGACGGAAACTACTAAACGCGGTGGTTTTGGCGTTCAACGTAAAATTACTCCAACTAATGTAAACCATGACTTAGTAAAAGAACTGATTGCTTTATTTCGCGAAAACTGGCATAGAGAAAGCGTTCGTACGATTAGTGTCAGCTACACCGACTTATCACCTGATGGTACACAACAATTAAATATGCTTGAAGACTTTGATCTGCAAATTAAAAGATATAAATTAGACCACATTGTTGACAAAATACGAAAAGAGCATGGTTTCACTTCGCTAGTCAAAGCTTCTAGCCTACTCAAAGGTGCGACTGCTATTGAACGCAGTAATTTAGTTGGTGGACATAACGGAGGTAACGCTTATGAATAATGCGAATTTTGATAAAGAGATCCAAAATTTTTTCAAAAATTATCACGACCGTGGAATGCAGAAATGGGGTGGCTTTTTCTTAAGTGATCATACTGTTCAAATAAATAAAGATAATCAGAAAGCTAATACTACTTATAAAAAAGAGACAGAAATGGACCTAGAAGAAATAAGTAAGATTTTATTTAAAGCTTTTAGCAACCATTATCAAATTCGATTGCAACTTAAAAATCGTAACTATAATAATGAATTTAGAAAAGATATTACTGGTTTTGTTGATGGTTATCATAATAGTCAGATAATTATTTCAGGGTACGCAGTTGAAATTGAAGATATTAATCATGTGGAAATATTAAGAATAAACAAAAATGAGATATGAACTTGAATCGTCCATATCTCACTTTTTACATATAATTGCTTATTAGTTCTTCTGCTTGTTTGAGAATCGGTAATTCTCGGTTGGTAATCAGCTGTCCCAACTTAGTACTAGTTTGTTTTTTATACGCATCAACCGCTTCTTCATAAGTTAACTTTAACGTTGATAAATGAAAATCTTCAATTTCTGCTTGCGTTAGATGTTTTTCACCAAAAGAAACTATTTTACATAAAAAGTAATTATTAATGTTGTGCCGATGAATTAAGCTATAATAGTCGCTTACTGTGCCAATCTTACAAAGAATATCGACATTTACGCCCAATTCTTCTTTTAGCTCTCTTTTAAGTGCTGTAGTTAGGTCTTCGCCTGCTTCAACTCCGCCACCAGATGTTTCAATGAAGATACCCTTACCGAAATCATCATCTCTCTGTACTCTTACAAAGTAATACTTTTGTTGATCGTCAACTACAATCGCACGAACAATTTGTCGATCATGATCGATATAGGTTTTCGGCCATTGTGTGTCTTGTAATTCGAGGTTTAGTTCTGGCATTTTTTCTCCATATCAACTTACTTTTCGATTTTAATCTTAATTGGCCAAGATAGCTTAAAGTTCTTTATCTTATTTTTCAAAATTTCTTTTGACTCTTAAAAATTATAAAACGTTACAGAAGTTTTAAAACTTTTATTTTTATTTTGATATTCAAACTTTTTCATACTTTCTCCTTACTAGTACCTATTTTTTAATACTTTATCCAAAAACTTCGGCAGCAGCAACAACTTTGATCAATTCTTCATCTACCTTATCTCTACCATAAGCGTCTAAAAAACGATCGCGATATTGATTAGTCTTCAAATTAAACCATAGTGTCCAAACTCCCCAAAACAGATCAATATGGCGATCGCCAACACCTGCGCAATCAAGATCAATAAATCCTGAAAATTTCCAGTTATCCAAAATAATATTTGGTAAACAGTAATCTCCATGCAGTAAAACTTTGCTTTGCAAGGCATCTTTACCTGCTGATAAAACTTCATGAGCTTGTTCAGCTGACCGATAGCCAAAACTGTCTGGAAAACTCGATTTATCATAATTTCCTGTCCGATAATTATTTTCAGCTTTTGCCAAATATTCGGTCGTTCGATTCATCACTGGGCAGTCACTATAGTCTATTTCATGCAATTTTCTTAATTCGGTAGCAATTGTATCGTATAAACGTTTCGGATTAGCTAAATATTCGTTATCGACACAATCTTTACCTACAACCGCTTTTGTTAACAGCCAATCATGATCGTTTGAACTATAATTCAACACTTCAGCGCCTAAATTTTTGGAATGAAAGTATTGCGTCATTTTAGCTTCTTTTTCAAGTGTACCAGTTTTGGCGCATTTTAAATAATAACCGCCATCCCTATCAATAAAATATACACGAGCCTCAGGAGATGACGAACTGTCATAAATATCTGCACCAGCAATCAAATGCTTCAATTCTTGCGGTACTTTATTTGGAATTTTATCAATCAGCGTCTTTTTCATTAAAATAGTCCCGTCCCCATATAATGACGAAGCAAATAATCAGATGCTTTCTTTAATGTTAAGTAATTAATATTATTAGAAAACAGCATAATCATTTCTTTCGTTCTATAGTTTGCGACAAAACAAGAATTATATCCTGGAATACTTCCTTCTGCTCGGATAACATCCCCCTTGAAGTAGACCCCGCCATAGTAAGCGACTGCCTGACGTCTAGCTTGCTGAGCATATTCATTAATCATCTTAGGATCTTTTAACACTTTGTTATACACAAACTTCCAATAATCATTAGGTGATATAAATAAGTTTCCTGCTCCAAAATCAGATGATGTCGTAACAACTACCTTATGCCAGTCAACATTGCTACTCATTGGTTGAGAAACTTCATTTTGCTTAACTTCAGAATAATCCTTAATTTGGTGCAATTTTAATGGCTTAGCAAAATTTTTTTGAATATAGTCGTTATAGCTCAAATGACTTTCCTTACTGATAATTGCTGCTAATAACTCGTAGTCTACATCTTGATAGTCCCACGTATGAAGGTGATCGTTTTGCATATATTTAAGCATATAAGCAATTTGTTCTTCTTGATTTTTAAGCGGTTCAGATGGACGAGCATTATTAATCAATCCACTTGTATGATTCATCAATTCACGAATCGTTATATCGCTGCTGCCTGAAACTTGTGGATAATATTTAGATAAAGTCGTATTCCAACCAAGCTCCTTTTTTTGCTGCAAATTATAAATTGCAGTTCCTGTCATAATCTTTTGCAAGGAAGCAGTTGGAAATAGTTGATCCACATTTACTATGTCATTTTTGTTAGACGTTTCATTATTCTTAATGACAACAGGTTTTCCGTCTTTTCCGCTAACGAGCATCACACCATTGATATGATTCGATTTCATGTAATTTTTAAGCTGTCTTTGTGAGTTTTTAAGTCCAGGATCTATCCTGCTTCCTGAAGGTACAATAAATAAAAACACTGAAAACATACAGAGCGCCAAAAAGATATAGAAGATAATTTTTTTATGATGCATAACTATTCCTTTCATTTACCGCGCAAAGTACAAGATGATATTTTTTGCAGAATTTCCTTAATTACTTTTCTTTAATTGTATGCCTAATCTATCAGTCCTCTCAAGCAACCAGCATAAATAAAAAGTGTACTAATTCCACTTATTTATGGAAAAGTACACCTACTATTAATAAAATTTATTATTATTTCTTCTCAAGCACCGTCACTGCTTCAACATGCCGTGAGCTGATGGGATTAATTAGACATTCTGAAGATACTGCCACGCTAAGCTTTTTTGCTTTGTTTAGGTCAAAGCATTGTGTTCATTAACTCACTGCCATAATCCCTAAGTATCTCTGGTTATCGACATTAACAACAGATTTCAAATTAATACTGGTTTGCGGGAACATAATGAATAAAAGTGGGATCCTAGGGCGTTTTCGGGAAACTAAAACTAATGCTGTTAATAGGGAAGAGATTTATAATCAGCTTCAAGATTACTTTGAATTGCTTTATATGTTTGCTGATGCTCTTCATTCACATCAATTGAGTCTAAAACTAGAACTTCATCTACATAATAAATTAATTTTTCAGGAACACAATTAAAGTCATTAGTCGTCATCAAAATATTCTTTTATCACCTTCCTTGGTATTAGAAATGCACAAATAAAATTCAATCGCAAAATAGACTAATTGCCAGAATTAACTTGAATTTATCTAGTTACTGATTTATTCTATGACTACTAGGATGAATACGGATGTGAAAAAATGAGATATATTGGATCAAAACGTGCATTACTTAAAAATATTGATAACATACTAAGCCATCATATTGACGGTAACGAACAATCATTTTTAGATTTATTTGCAGGGACAAATGTAGTCGGGCGTTATTTCAAAAGCCGTTATAAGATTATTAGTAATGACTTACTATATTTCAGCTATATTAACGCAAAAGCAACTATTGAAAACAATAATGCACTAAAATTTAAAGGGTTAAAGTCAATCGGTATTTCTAATCCTTTCAAATATTTCAATGATGATAGAAATATAAGCCCTGACAGTCACTACTATGAAAGAGCATATTCTCCAACGGGCCAAAAAATGTACTTCACTAAAGAAAACGCCCGACGGATTGACTTTATTAGAGACACCATTGACAATTGGAAAAATAATAATTTGTTAACAGAAAGTGAATATTATTATTTAGTCTCATCATTAATTGAAGCTATTCCATTCGTTAGTAATATTACGGGTACCTATGGAGCATATCTAAAAAAATGGGATAATCGAGCACTTAATAAATTATATATTGAACCACTAGATGTAATTAATAATGACAAGAGTAATAAATCATATAACCTGGATTCAAACCAGTTAGTTAAAGATATTAAAGCAGATATTACTTACATCGATACCCCTTATAATAATCGACAATATGCATCCAATTACCATGTATTAGAAAACATAGCTAGAAATAATAAGCCCGAATTAAAGGGAAAAACTGGTATTTTTGATTGGAAGAAACTACGTAGTGATTATTCAATGAAACGACGTGCCATCAATGCTATGGAAGATTTAATTAAAAATCTAGACAGTCGCCATGTTGTGCTCAGCTACAGTAATGAAGGCATTATACCAGAATCAGAATTAATCGATATTATCAATAAATACAGCACCGTTAAAGCTGAAGTACACCATGTCACTTATCGTAAATACGAATCTAAAGTTAAGTCCAAAAGAAGCGAATTGAATGAAATACTAATATACTTTAGTAAATCTTCACAAGTAGTCAAAACTCGTAACCCAGCTGCTGAAAAGCATCATTACCCAAAAACATGGAAGCCAAGATTGAAAGATACCTACATCAAAAGCCCATTAAATTATATTGGAGGTAAATATAAACTACTCCCACAAATAATTCCATTATTTCCAGATAAAATTAACATATTTGTAGATTTATTTTCTGGTGGCGCAAATGTTGGCATCAACGTAAAAGCCAATAAATACTACTTTAATGATATGAATTATCGTATTAATGAATTATTTAGATTCTTTAGTAAACATACCTCAAATGAATTAGTTACTATGATTAATAAGAAAATTAATGAGTATGGGTTAAGCAAAACTAGCAAGAATGCATACCTAAAATTACGAAGGGATTATAATAAGCGGCCTAATCCATTGGATTTATACGTATTAGTATCATATTCCTACAATTATCAATTTAGATTTAATAATTCAATGGAATTCAATAATCCATTTGGAAAAAATCGAAGTAGTTTCAGTAAAAATATGGAAGAACACCTAAGAATGTTTGTTGATAAGCTACACACAATTAATGCAAAATTTACTGATAAAATGTTTGATAAATTTGATACTTCGGGACTTTCAAGTTTAGACTTTGTATATATGGATCCTCCATATCTCATTACAACAGGTAATTATAATGATGGAAATCGGGGATTTATAAATTGGGGAGAAGAGCAAGAAAAATCAATGTATCAACTAATGGATAATTTATCAGAACGTCATATCAAATATGCATTAAGTAATGTCCTTGATCATAAAGGGCGAAGTAATGATTTGCTTAAAAAGTATATTAAAACTCATAATAATATTTTTGTTAATCATTTAAACTATACGTATCGTAATTCTTCGTATAATACAGCAAACAAGGAATCCGATGAAGTATTAATAACTAATTACGATCCCCATGATTACCGTATTGATACACTATTTTAGTCAGAAAAAAGAGCAGTGACTGTTAGGATCAGGCGCTGCTCTTTTTCTACTGATGAACTAATTTAATTACTTGATTATTCATGTGTTTTGGTAAGGTATTAACATCTAATTTACCCTTCATAGCAGCATTAGCTCCTAATAATAGTTGTGATACTTCTAATCCTCCTCCGTTAATGCTTGTTCTGTAGTGCGTCTGTTTTAATTGCTCGTTAAATCGTGGTAAGAATTTCCCAGAAATCCATAGGTAGTAGAACTGGTCCTTAGGTATATTATCACCGAAATTTTTCCACCATTCATTTGGCTGACGTACTATATCACGCTTTTTATTATCATCGATATAACGACACATTTCGTCGATTTGACCAATATGCATGCCATATCCCTTTTCATAAGCTTTTGTATCTAAAATAATACCAAACTTATTATTAAACACTACACCATCAGGCTTATTCTGACCACCCAGATGAATTGACGACAATCCATAGCAGTCCTTAAAAAGTCCTGCAGTTACAATCTCAAAATCCTGATGACGACGATGATCAAATGCGATATCCAGTAATTCAATATATTTCTCTGGTAAGTTAGTAATTTTACGGTAGTGATTTTTAATCTTTTCAGAATTAAGATCGGCTTCTGCAGGAGTAAATGTCTGATTTGGAATATTAATGCCAGTAACATCATCTTGGAGCACAATTGAGTTACCATTTTGCTTTATACGAAGTCCAAATGAAATAAGCTTCTTAATTTCACTATTGAGCAGAGACTCATCCACTTCAATACCTTCATGACTTAAAAAATCAATTAATGCTGGAATAGTATGATGATGATTAAGTCCCAGAATGATTTTTGCACGCCTGGTTCTTATAAAATCACGAGTCTGCTCGCTGTCCTGCTTTCCAGCAATCGCCAAAAACTCCCATAAAACATACTTAGATTTAGTGGAATTTTTTGATGATCCATTTGCCTTTTTTATCGCATGTAAACCAGATCCGGTTATAGAGTAAGTTTGAAATCCTGTAATAGTTTTACCATTACCAAGCTTATATTTATTTGTGTGCTTTTTAACAAAATTTAATTTCACCAACCAACCTGCTATCATGCGAGCATATTTATCTGATGTTCCTTCCACATCAGATTTAATCTTCTTGTACTCTTTTTTAGTTGTAGCTGATTTCAACCAATCAATCATTAAATCTTCGTCATAAGATGTAAATCCTTTTTCACCAACAAATCCTAAATTGTTGCCGATAGCAAATTTTGTTAATGGTCGTTTGCTAGTGGCTAATAATGAAAGAACTCTAGTTGCTGGTGGATACGATAACATTGCCTCCTGAAGGACTTCCATTTCTTCCGCTGACCCATCGTTTGTTTGCGATAGTTTCTCCCCAAGTTCTGTTATTTTAAATAAGTCTTTTTCTCTATTATACGCAACAAAATTTAAACTTACTGCCCAACGAAGAAATCCATCAGCTGTCCAGTTATCTGTATAAAATTTTCCTTTAGTCTTAGCGGACTGCGGCAATATAGTGATTTGAAGCAACGAATTAGCAATCGCATCCTTTCGCTTCTTAGGGGATTTGCCCTCTTTATTACGACTTGTACCTACAAGATCACTATAAGTAAACTCCGATACTTTATTATCAAGTTCATCTTGTAATCTTTTTTTATCTCTATCAAAGTAAATTACATTGTTTATTATATGGTTATCTAACTCTTCATATTGTTTAGATTGTGGGTCAAATACCTGAACTGTCTTTTTTAGCTTTGTAAAATCAGAGGGATTTTGAATCCAACCAAATGTTCTAAATGCCATTAAAAATCACCTTTCATTTTTACATTGGGTAATATCACTAGTACGGCAGAGTGCTTTTTCTTATATCAACACTTAATTTATATTTGCTAATAACACCCCTAATTTCTTCCTCATTTGTATCACACATTGGTGATAAAGTAGCTGATTGTATGAATTCAGGAGCAAACTCACAGTTGATGAAAGGAACTCCGTTTATTCTTAATTCTGGGGGAATTGTACCGTCGTTTCTTCGTAGCGATACAAATCTAATCTCTTCTTCATGAAATAGTTTAGGATTTTTGAAAGCCATATTAAATAATGCAATGTTCTTTGAACAAAGTGTAAGAATTTCCTTCATATCGGCAGGATCATTTTTTAGTCCCCTATATGCATCTAACCATTCTTGAACTAATGGTTCTATATATTCTCTTTGCTTCCGCTCATTGTATAACACAGTTAATGGAAACGTGTAAGCATCACCTAAGCCAAATTTGTCTAAACTCCTTTTACCGTGGGAGTTATGAGTAGCTATCATATTCATTATATCCTTTTCGCCTAACTCCAAAGCTATTCCTTCATTCCCACCATACACGTGAAAAAGTGTCTCGGAATCATTATTTTTAGAAAAAGACCAAATATAGGCATCATGAAAAGGCTGATTCTCAACCATGTGTTTAAATCTACTTATTTCTTCACTATTGGCTTTATAGTTTTTTAAGCAGTTAATAGCCAACTTACTTGCCCATCTAACCTCATCAGGATCATTCATAAAATTAGCTTGTTTTATTCTAAAGTAGCCAGATTTCAAAATACTATCTAAAGACCTCACAGTAGTGTAATGAAATAACGATGTATTATTTTCCGTATTTTCTCCAAATGTACGTACATTTATTACTATATCAGCATGCTTATGATAAGCTGAATGCGGATCGTGATAATTAACAATGGCCCGTTTTCCATAATCATTTAAGCTTGCTATCATTAATCTAGTAGCCTTAGGAACATCATCAGTCAACAAACTATTCAAATATGAATTTATGTAATTTTTATCACGCATTGAGCTTCACCTAGCCTTTACTATCTCCATAACATCGCTAAAGTCACAATCTAAAGCCATACAGATTTTTAACAATACATCAGTTGTTACGTTGCCATTTCTTCCTAACTTAGCGATAGAAGAGGCGCTTATTCCGCTGGCTTCTTGTAGTTCTTTTTTCTTCATTCCACGATCAATTAATAGCTTCCATAATTTGTTATAACTGATGCTTAAGTTTTCGTTATTCATACATAACTTCCTCTAAATAAAAATTTCCGGAACATTTACTTTAATTTCTTTAGTTTCATTCACAGTATCGAGATCATTTGCTTGAAAAATATTTTGAGAGATAAAGTAATTGTCACCCACTTGAATAATAAACTTGTCTTGATTGTCTTCTATATACGCTGAGGCATCACGGGAATATCCATTTTGCTGAAGCCATATCCTGAGGTCACTACAAGTGCCATATTCCATATAGCGATACCAGTCATTCACTGGGGGAATTCCATTTTTAGTAAGTTCAGTCGTTACTTTCAAAAAATACTTTCCTAGAATGAATTGAATAGTTTGCAGCTGTCTCATTACCGCATTAATGGTTATCGTATCCCAATTAATATTGCTAATATCAGAGCGGTGACGGTCTAACCTGTCTAAGAATCTATAATCACCACTTCTTCGAATCCTAATTGCTATGTCACAGATACGCCTTAAGCTCAAACCACTTATCCATAGTAAAGTCATCTTTGTATAATCATCGATTACTTTATCTTGAATCTCCGGACTCTGATTGCCAGCAATAAACTTTCTTTCATATAATTGCCAATTAAAAATGTTCGATAGCTTTAGGAAAAAGGCCTTAGTATCGTGAACGTTTAATTTATCGCCATTATAAATATTAGGATATTCTTGAATTCCTGCATCACTAATTTCTTGTTTTAACTTTTCAGATTGATCAGAGGAGAAATTAATATTTTCTTCTAAATTATCTTTATAACGTTTATTTAAGGAATCAAGGATTATTTGCTCATCATCATTAGTTATTGAAGATGAAAAATGTTTCCTAATTACCCCTTGACGATTATTTCTAACTTCTTGGATATATAGCAGCGAAAGTTTCCGAAGTAAATCATAATTCTTATCACTCTTTAACTGTTCTAGCTTAATGTTACCTGTTTTTAAGCTTTGCTTGATCGCTGCCACTTGTTTTGGCTTTACAGCTTTTTCAACAGATAATTTTTCTTTTTTCAAATTATTATTCAAATCTTTTAAATAGGCATCTAAATTACTTCTCGACTTTTCTCTTTCACCAGTAATTAAAAATACATTTCCAATCATAGAATGATTAAGTCTACCTACACGTCCGATAAGATTTAAAAATTCTAGTGGCGTAAGTTTTCGTTGTCCGTTATTAAGTGATGTTACAAAGATGTTGTCTGCTGGTAAATTAACTCCTTCAAGTAAGGTGCTCGTACAAAAAACAAATTTTAGAGCACCTTGCCTATATGCATCTTCAATTTTTGTTCTGACATCTACGGGAAGATCCCCTATATGAAAAGCAATACCTTTCTTTACTAAATCAACTAGTACATAGTTAGGATGAATTTTTCGAGAAATATAATTAGCAAGTGAATTCAAATTACCATCATTAATTTCATCAGATTGACGAGCCAAGAGTACCGCATCAGAAATTGCCGCTGCTTTTGAACTATAGTAAATCAGGCTCTGTTTATCGCTACCGATTGCGTTAGACAAATTTAATATAATATGTGGAATTGAATTTTCACTAAACTGAACTAAGTTTATCGCTTTGTGAGTTAAATCATCATACTCCAATAACTTTTGAGAATATCTGTCAATAATAAACTTTATTTGTGTAACGGGAGACTCCGAAATGCTTAAGCCATCATCACTTTCGTCATCTGAAACTAATTGATTAAATATTCCAGGATTAGGAATAAGTGGTGATGCAAATGTTATTTTCGGTTTCTGCTGCCAGCTTTTAATTCGATCAAATATCTCATAGTAAAAAATGCTTCGTGAATCTTCTTCAGTAATCTTCTGTGATTCATCTATAAAAAGATGACCTAAACTAAGATTTTGGTTTTGCATCAACACATTTGATAAACGCTCTGGCGTCATTACAAAAATGAAACTCTGATTTTGATAATCTAGCTCATATTCTTCGGCACGCGATACGATTCTATAAGAATTATTAGCTAAGTTTCCTCCAAGCTCATCAATTAGACTACTTCTTACTTCAGTAATTAATGCTTTACTTGGGACTGTAATAGCAAAATTACTCTTTTCTCCTGAAATGATTTTCAATTCAATATATTTCTTAATTAAGAATGTTTTCCCCATTGAAGTCGGTGCAGAGAAACTATTTAACTCATTTTCCAAAGATCGAAATAGTTGATCTTGTTTGCCAATAAAGTATTTGCCTTGTTGCCCTGGAATTTTTCGTTCTCTTTTTCGAGCATCCTTTATAACATCGTTCCATAAACGACTTAAAGTTATTGTCTGAATATAACCACTGTCCTGCCGCCGCAAAAAATTATTTAAGCTGCTCATCACTTCATCATTAACTATACCCACACTTGGATCTTTGGGATACATCTTCGTTAACAATGCTATAATTCTTAGCGCTAAATTCCGTTGCTTCTCGGTGCCACCTTTATTTATTGATTTAGATAATAAATCAGCGAATGTTAATAAGTCGCTTTTTTGCTTTTGAGTTAACTGCCAATTAGCACCAAATAAAAAGTTGGCATACTGAATCAACAAAATTTTAACAAGCTTTCGTAAATATGTATTATGGTTCAAGTTATCATATAAATACTGGCCAAGTTTCTTACTAGGCATGTCTATTCTCCTATTACTTCTCGCATTATCTTATTTCCATCTTCACTTGCTTTAGTAAAAGGTAACATATACACATAAAATGAAGATTTCTGTAAATGACAGCTTTTAATGGCTTGATTAAGCTGCCTAATAGCTTGGTTCATATCTTCTTTAACTGTCTCTAGACAACGTGTCTTTGCAACGTTTGCTGAACAATCAACCAAGTCTTTATCAGTCTCAAATTGATAACCAAGGAAAATACCGTATGAAGGAATTTCGTCAACTTCATCGTCATCAGGAACAATCATCTTGATTATTTCCTTGCTCCTTTCTTCTCCAAGCTGGGATTCAAGAACTGACGTGTCAAGCATATCCCTAGCCACTACCAGTTCATTAGATTGATTGTTTTGAAAATCTTTCAACTCTTCTATAACATTATCAATTGCATCTTGAAGGCTATCATTTAACTGTGAAACACCAAACACCAACTGAATCTTTTCCTCATTATCTTTAAGATAAACACCCTCGTTATCGATAATCCTAGAGCTTTTATATATTTCGGCACGTGTATAGAGTTTAAAAGCATGTTCTGCATGCTCTAGAAACACATAATTCAGTAGCTCACCCAATAAATTACTTGGAATACCGCTTTGCGTATAGTTCCGAAGAAGCCGCGCTGCACGCAGACCCACAACATCGTTTTTTCTAATTCCTCGTGCTACTGCATAGTTAGTGATGTTAGATTCCACTAATTGCCTCAGTTTCTCATAATTAAAGGGTAGTAATTCTGGCTTAAGAACAAAAGCATGAATAGCATTACTATTTTTTACTGCATCCATCTCGCTAACATTAACGTGACGAAAGACGGCTGCAAACATCTCATCTGAAACAGTTTTTGTAAATATGTCCTCCTCCTCACTTTGGATGGGGATTCTTTGTTTTCGATTATTTTTTCTGCTCGCTACCCTCTCGCACTCTTCAGTGAAAAGTTTAGCTAGTAACGCTGGTACTTTACCCCGATATACATCTGACGAAATCCCATCCTTCTTTAATTTATTAGCAATCAAGGTTAACTGATCTGCGCCAATTTTGCTGAAATATTCTTCCAGTGAAGCTGTTTCTTTATTTATAAATTTAAGCAGCTTTTTAGCAGCAGTTCTGGATATCCCATCTGCTGCGTATTTATTCAATGTTGATGAAGCAGGCATAGGTAAGTATTGGTTATTTGATACTTGCTTAATTATTAATCTAACTGTTTCTTCTTTTGAAGTGACTTCAGCATCTGGTAAATAAGGATTAACCAAATTTATTAAATAAGTGAAATTAGCTTCTCGTGCCATTTTGCTTCCCAACTTTTTTGGAGTTTTTCGGAGTTTCATAAAAAAACTCGGAGGTTGATTTATACCTAGTTTGCTACTATTCAAATATCAGCTAGATATTAGTGCTTAACAACAATAATTATATCAAATTTGCATTTCTTTTCAGATAGTTATTTTTGCATTCGCACATCTTTTTAGCTGTTTAGCGTGGGATAAGTGATCGATATCCATTACTAGCATGCACCCAATTGAATAACACCCTGTAACAAGCCACTAGTAAGGCAAGTTGCAGTACCCAAGCGATTTTATCGTTTAGGTCTGTTTCTTATTGCCCTACTAGTGGCTTTTAGTGTGCCTTCGATTCCTTCGCTTGGGAGATCCAAGAGGAGGAATTTTTATGTTTCATAAGAAATTAGACTATGTATTTGTATCCGAAAACAAGAACGGTATCGTCGTCCGAGTTAAAGCAACTGGCGAGACAATCACAGTTACTAAATCTGTAGGCAACATCATTCTGGACATGTCTAATGACCAGTACAATTCTGATCACCGCTTTGAACGGCACCAAGACCGCTTCTTTGCTTCTGATCCCAAGAACCCAAATATTGATCCATTAACCGAACTCAGAGATCGCTCTTCCATCGAAGTAACTTCTGCCTATGGTAATGAGTATCTACTTGATTCAATCATCACAGTTGAAGATGCGGTGGAGCGCCAGCGGCTTATTGATCAACTTCCTGACGCTTTAGCCACGTTAACTGATCGGCAACGATATGTTGTCACACGCTACTACTGCGATCAGATCAAGAAGAAGGAAATTGCCAAAGAAATTGGTATCTCAGCCGTCATGGTAGGTCGCCACGCAAAGGCGGCAATCACAAAACTACGCCGTTTCTACAAGGTTGCCGAAAAATAAATTTCAAAAAAGTAAGCCAAACAAGGTTTACTTTTTCTTCTTCACTGGCTTTTAAGTGCGAGGGTAATTCCTCAGCTTTTTAGAAGGGAGAAAACAAAATGAAGCATCAAGTTTCAATTGCTGTATCAAAACAGCCAACAAATGGTGTCGTCAGCTTTAAGCATCTCACCATTCGTGAACGCCTCCTGCGTCACCTACTTGGTAATCCAAACCGCGTCATGGTGATTGCGCCTGGCGACAGTGTTCAACAAATTCAAATTAAGGAGGTAGCCGAAAATGAGTAAGACTAAAGAATATGTTGAAAACTTACGTGAATTCCACGAGGCCATTGTCCGGCTTGAAGATGCCACCCGGGCTTTAAACGAAACTCTCGCCCGCATCGATACCGAGCATCAACAACAGGATATTCAAGATGAGCCTAAGCGAGATGTTAAAGCTGACTTAGCTGCCGTCCGCGGCATGCTAGCTAAGCAAGCCAGCAAGGGGTACACAAAAGAGATCAAAGATCTACTGAAGAAGTTTAAGGCGGAAAAGCTCTCTGACGTAGATCCAAAAGACTATCAAGATCTCTATTACAGTGCGGAGAGCTTAGACAAATGAGTTCACCAACTGATCACGCCCTGCTGTCCGCCTCCAGCGCTCACCGCTGGCTCAGTGCTCCGCCCCTACCTCGGCTAGAGCAGTTCTTCCCGCACTCAACTTCTAATGCAGCCGCTGAAGGAACTGCAGCTCATGCTCTTGGTGAATACAAGGTTCACCGCGCCCTAGGTCATTCCTTCAAGCGTCCAACTTCTGATTACCAATCCGATGAGATGGAGTCCTACACCGACGATTACTGTTCCTATGTATTGGAACAGTTTGCAGCCGCCAAAAATTATGCCAAGGATCCAACCATTACGCTGGAACAGAAACTGGACTTCTCTAAATATGTCCCGGAGGGCTTTGGCACTGGTGACTGCGTGATTGTTTCTGATCACTTACTGCATATCATCGACTTCAAGTACGGTAAGGGAGTCAAGGTTAATGCAACCAATAATCCACAGATGAAACTCTACGCCCTTGGCGCCTTGGAGATGTTTGGCGACCTATACGATATCGATGAAGTTGAGACGACAATCTACCAACCACGGATGGCTAACATTAGTACTTGGTCCATCCCAGTTAAGGACCTCATGCACTGGGCAAACACAACCCTCAAGCAAAAAGCTGAACTAGCCTTTGCTGGCCAAGGGTCGGTTTGCTATGGACCTTGGTGTCAGTTTTCAAACTGCAACGCCGTTCTTCGCGCTCGTTACGACTATCACCACAAGCTCGACCGCTTCCAATTAGCATCCCCGCACCTGTTGACCGACGCTGAGGTAGGCGAAGTATTGGAACACATTGATGACCTAAATTGCTGGGCCCACGAAGTAAAAGCCTACGCTACCGACCTGTCCATCAACCATGGTAAAAAATGGCCAGGCTTCAAGCTGGTCGAAGGTCGCTCAATCCGACACTACCGTGATGAAAGTCTGGTTGCAGTGGTTCTTCAAGAAGCCGGCTATGCTGACATTTACCAAAAGAAGTTACTACCGATTACGAAGCTCGAAGCCAAGCTGGGCAAGAAGAAGTTCAACCAGTTGCTTGGCAAGCAAATTTACAAACCCGCTGGGAAGCCAACCTTGGTCGCGGACGATGATCCGCGTGCCAATATTGGCAAATCGACCCCAGCTGACGAATTCAAGGAGGAAAAATAATATGTCAAAGAACACTAAAGTAGTTACTGGAGTTAACACTCGACTCTCTTACGCTAACGTCTGGGAACCAAAGTCCATCAACGGCGGGAAGGAAAAGTACTCAGTTTCCCTAATTATCCCCAAGGACGACACAAAGACAATTCAAGCCATCAACCAAGCTATTGATGCCGCTATTGAAGAAGGGATTGGTAAGTTTGGTGGTAAAAAGCCAAACAAGGCCGCTCTAAAGCTCCCACTCCGGGACGGTGACGTCGAAAAAGATGATGCCAACTACGCAAACAGCTACTTTTTAAACGCTAACTCCATCACGGCGCCACAAATCGTGGACAAGCACGTCCAACCAATCCTCAATCGTGATGAGGTTTACAGTGGTTGCTACGCTCGAGTCTCAATTAGCTTCTATGCCTTCAACACCAACGGAAATCGCGGCGTCGCCTGTGGGCTCGGCAACATTCAAAAGATTCGTGACGGTGAACCCCTCGGTAGCCGTTCTACGGCAGTCGATGACTTCTCGGCAATTGACGATGAGCCCGACTTCTTAGCTTAATCAACAATTGGTGGGCGGCCTCTAGTAGGCTGCCTTTTTGAATGGAGGCTTCCAATGAAAACTATTTCGATTGATATTGAAACTTACTCGAGCGCCAACCTAGCTAAAACTGGCGTCTATCCATATGCCGCCAGCAGTGACTTCGAACTCCTGCTGTTTGGCTATTCCGTCGACTTTGGCCCCACAACTGTTGTTGACCTTACTCATGGAGAAACTATTCCCAGTGAAATTTTCCAGGCGCTTGATGATCCAAACGTTATTAAGTCGGCCTTTAATGCTCAGTTCGAACGCGTTTGCCTATCGGCTTATGTTGGCCATCAACTGGATCCACAAGGCTGGCATTGCTCGCGAGTCTGGGCAGCCACATTAGGACTACCGCTTTCCTTAAAAGATGTCGGAACCGTCCTAGGACTGAATAAGCAAAAGATTACCGCAGGAAAAGAGCTCGTGAAGTATTTCTGCACCCCGTGTACCCCGACAAAAGCCAACCAACACCGAACCCGAAACTTCCCCTACCATGCGCCAGATAAGTGGCAAGACTTCAAACGCTACAATCAGCGCGACGTTGAAGTCGAAATGGCCATCTCACAAAAGCTAAACCACTACCCAGTTCCCCAATCAGAGTGGAATCTCTACTGGATGGACCAACGCATCAACGACCGGGGCATTAAAGTCGATCAACAATTAGTTCAGAATGCCATTGAATGTGACCAAACCTATCGGAGCCAGTATTTCACTCAGTCCCAACAAATCACGAAGCTAGAGAATCCTAATTCACCAATTCAACTAAAAAACTGGCTAAATGACCACGGCCTGCCAATCGAATCACTCGCCAAAGCGACGGTGGCAGACGCACTAAAAAAAGCAACCGGAAATGTCCGTAAAGTCTTAACTCTTCGCCAGTTGCTCTCCAAATCAAGTATTAAAAAGTACCAAGCTATGCAAAATGCCATGGCCCCCGATGGCCGCGTCCACGGTTTGCTCCAGTTTTACGGTGCCACCCGGACTGGGCGCTGGGCAGGGCGACTAGTTCAAGTGCAGAATCTGCCCCGCAACTCCCTACCGGAATTAGAGGATGTCCGGGCGTTGGTAAAACAAGGAAACTACGAGAGCCTGGGACTGATTTATGACTCCGTTCCCGACCTTTTATCGCAGCTAATCCGAACCGCCTTTATTCCTAAGGAGAACTGTTCCTTTTATGTCGCCGACTTTTCTGCCGTTGAAGCTCGCGTAATTGCCTGGCTCTCTGGTGAATCTTGGCGGCAGGAGGCCTTTGCCAACAACAAGGACATCTACTGTGCTTCGGCCAGTCAAATGTTTGGCGTCCCCGTCGTCAAACATGGAATCAACGGCGCCCTCCGCCAGAAAGGAAAAATTGCCGAATTAGCGCTTGGTTATGGTGGATCGGTCGGCGCATTGAAGGCCATGGGCGCTACCAAGATGGGGCTTAGTGAAGACGAACTCCCCGACCTCGTTACCATGTGGCGTGAAGCTAGCCCGAAGATTGTTCAATTTTGGTGGGATGTCGATCAAGCTGCCAAACAGTGTATCAAGACTCACTTACCAACCGCAACTCATGGTATGAAGTTCACCTACCGAGGCCATTGTCTCTTCATCCAACTCCGCTCCGGCCGAAAACTATGTTATCCGAAGCCCGAGATTGGGATAAATCGCTTTGGTAGCGAGTCAATCACCTTCATGGGCATTAACCCAATTAAAAAGTGGGATCGAATTGAAACTTATGGGGCCAAGCTAGTCGAGAACATTGTTCAGGCCACCAGCCGGGACCTTCTTGCCCTCGCTATGCTGCGGTTAGAAAAAGCAGGCTATCCGTCTGTGATGCACATTCACGACGAAACCGTCATCGAAGCTCCACAGGGCAAGTCACTCGATGAAATCATCAGGATTATGACCCAAACACCAACTTGGGCGAACGGCTTAATTCTCAATGCTGCCGGCTTCATCAGTAACTTCTACAAAAAAGATTAATTCAAGTGGTTTACTTTCTGTCTTCACCTGGCTTATCAGTGAGGGCATTTTTACTACCCGCAAAATAAATTTTTTCAGAAAGGATCTGATGAAATGTCAGAAGCAATTCTTGAAGCCCCCGCTGCCATTCAAAAGCTCCGGGAAAATCGTCCGAACCCGCATTACCGACCACTGATTTTTGTGGTGGCTCCCTTTACGGAGGTAGTCAAGCATAACCGCCAAACTTTAGCCGAAGTTCGCGATTATTGCCACTACATCCATGAACTGGGCGGTATCCCAATCTGTCCGCAACTCTACTTCCCACAATTCGTTAATCTGCACAACTACCATGACTTTCAGGTAATGAACTTTATCTGCATTGTGCTCCTAACAAAGTGCGAAGAAGTATGGTCCTTTGGTGAACCCACTCGAGACATGAACTTCTTCATTAAGAAGGCCTTTAAAAAGGACATTCCGGTTCGCTACTTCAGTTCAGAAATGGAGGCTTGGTAAGATGCAATTTACTCTCTCAACGGCCAGCGTCACTGGTCAGGCCAACAACGCCAGTTATCCACATCAAGTTCAGGTTGATTCAGCCGAAGCTTTACAACAGGCTGTGGCCTATGATCACGTCTGTGGCACTTTTGAAAAACAGCAACGCTCAATCAATAACTTCCGAGCAGCCGACTGCTTGATCATGGATTGTGATAACGACCATTCCGAAAACCCTGACAGCTGGATGAAGCCCGGCGACCTAGCTAATTACTTTGAAGACGTTGCCTATGCCGTGACCTTTTCCCGGAACCATATGAAGGAAAAGCACGGTAAGGCCGCCCGACCAAAGTTCCACGTCTACTTCCCCATCCAGCCTATTACCGATGCCAAGGTCTATGCCGACTTAAAGCATGAAATCCAAGATTACTTCCCGTACTTTGACAATAATGCCTTGGACGCGGCGCGCTTTGTCTTTGGAGTGCCACAGACCAAGGTGGAGTGGCATGGCGGAGCTATGACTGTTGACCAGCTCATGATGAGCCAGCGCTTCTTTGCCCAGTCCAGTAACCACACAATACCAGAAGGTAAGCGCAATGCGACCCTTTCTCATTTTGCTGGCCGGGTGATTATGCGTCTAGGCGCAACTACCGAAGCTTACCAAGCCTTCTTAGATGAAGCCGATAAATGTGATCCCCCACTTCCCGACCAAGAACTGAACTCCATTTGGCAGAGTGCCTTAAAATTTGGTCAACGCATGACCCGACAACCTAGCTATATCCCACCAGAAGAATACAACCAACCCAATGATGACTTACAACCAGGTGACTACTCGGATACTGGTGAGACCTACGCCTTTGTCAAAAATTGCAAGCAGCGTGTCTGCTATACCAGCCAGTCTGGTTTCATGTGGTTTGATGGCAAGGTCTGGCAAGAATCGGAGCCATTAGCTTTAGGGGAAGTCCAGCGATTCACGGATAAACAGCTCGCTGATGCCCAACTCCGAGTGGCCCAGGCCAAGCAAACCATCGAAAAGAACGGAGTCAATGCCCTCGTTAAAGCTCTAGGACGGACTAAGGCCCTCCGGGAATTAAATGCTGAGCAAATAACCACCCTCAATGATTATGAACAAGCCGTGCAATACCAAAAGTTCATCCTCAAAGAACGGAGCGTACGAGGAATCAACGGGGTCCTTAATAATTCACGACCACTAGTCAACCGGGAACTCAATGAATTCGATACTAACCCCTTCCTATTAAACACTCCCATTGGACCATTCAATCTGAAGAAGGGAATGCATGGCCAACAAGCTATCCACGCCAGTGAACTGATCACTAAGTCCACTGCCTGCACCCCTGGCAAGCAAGGGAGTGATTTGTGGCAAGCAGCCCTTAACACCTTCTTCTGCCACGATCAGGATCTGATTAACTACGTTCAAGAAATCGTTGGCCTCGTGGCCATTGGGCAAGTCTACCTAGAAGCCCTGATTATCGCTTACGGGGACGGTCGCAACGGGAAGTCCACCTTCTGGAACACAATCGCGAACGTGCTCGGAACCTATACTGGTCACCTGTCATCTGATGCCTTAACGGTCGGTGTTCGTCGCAATGTCAAGCCTGAAATGGCGGAGGTCAAAGGCAAGCGCCTGATCATCTCCGCCGAACTTGAAGAAGGTAAACGGCTAAACACCTCGACCATTAAGCAACTCTGTTCAACCGACGAAATTTACGCCGAAAAGAAGTACATGAAGCCATTCTCGTTCACACCGAGCCATACGATTGTGCTTTACACTAACTACCTTCCTCACGTTGGTGGGAATGACGATGGAATTTGGCGACGGCTGATTGTCATTCCCTTTAAAGCCAAGATCACTGGTCACTCCGATATCAAAAACTACACTGCCCATTTAACCGAAAATGCTGGTCCGGCAGTTATGCAATGGATCATTGAAGGCGCCCAACGCATTATCAAGCAAAATTACCAGTTAAGCACACCGCCCGTTGTGCAAGCAGCGATTGAAGCCTACCACTCTGATAACGACTGGTTGGGGCACTTTATCACGGAAAAGTGTGATGTGGACCCCAGCTACCAACAAAAATCAGGGGAACTCTACCAAAAGTACCGGGAATACTGTCAAGGCATCGGTGAATATACCCGTAGCACTACTGACTTCTATACGGCATTAAAAAATGCCGGATTTAAACGTCATCGTAACCAACACGGACGGTTCATCGGGGGACTACGGTTAAAAACTGATGCTGATGATTTTCTCAGTTAAGTATCATCAACTGGCATGTTTGAAGGCTCAGAAAGCCTAGTCCATCAGTCTTTATTAAAAATAATGCCACTCATGACACTCTTCCCCTTTACTTATATAGTGAGAAAAAAAGAAGAAAATAAGTATAGAGAAGGGTAGTAAACCAATTGACATGAGTGGCATTAATCTTCCTGAAGCACTGATGGATCAAAGTTTAGAAAGGATGTATCAAATGCTAGAAAATCGAATTGAAACTGCCTTTGTTAAAGCCACTCAGAAACGTGGCGGGCTCTGCCTGAAGTTCACCTCCCCTTCCATGGCGGGCGTACCAGATCGCATTGTCCTCCTGCCTGATGGCCACATCGGCTTTGTCGAAATGAAGGCACCAGGTAAACACCCCCGCCCGCTTCAAGTCAAACGGCTCACCCAACTCAAGAAGCTCGGCTACCAAGTCTTCGTCTGCGACCAACTTGACCAGATTGGAGGGATTCTTGATGCAATACAAGCCGCATGAGTACCAGCGTTATGCCACCCAATTCATTCTTGATCACCCCGTGGCAGCAATTCTGCTAGACATGGGACTGGGCAAAAGTGTCATTACCCTCACGGCGATCAATGAACTGATCAATAACCGCTTTGAGGTGAACCGAGTCCTAATAGTAGCGCCTCTCCGCGTGGCTAAGCAAACCTGGCCTGAAGAAATCGAAAAGTGGGATCACCTTAAGGGACTAACCTACTCGGTGGTGACGGGCAGCAAATGCCATCGCATTAAGGCCCTCCAAAAGCCAGCCAACGTCTACATCATCAACCGGGAAAACCTGAAGTGGCTGATTGAATCTTCCGGGATGCCCTTTGACTATGACATGTTAGTAATTGACGAGCTATCGAGTTTTAAGTCCTACCGGTCCCAACGCTTTCGCTGCTTGAAGAAAGTGCGGCCGTTAATTAAACAAGTAGTGGGCCTAACTGGTACCCCATCATCAAACGGCCTCATGGATCTCTGGGCAGAATTCCGAGTTCTGGATATGGGCAAACGACTCGGACGATTTATCTCCACTTACCGTGCCGAGTACTTTGATCCCGATAAGCGAAATATGTATCAGGTATTTACCTACAAGCCGAAACCTGGAGCGGAAGCCCGCATCTACGAAGCCATCGATGACATCACCATCTCGATGAAGTCCAAGGACTACCTGAACCTCCCATCACTAACCCTAAACACTGTTCCGGTCGAAATGAGTTCCGACGAGCAGGCTTTGTATGATGAAATGAAATTCCAACTGGTTATCTCAACCCAAGGGAAACAAATTGACGCTTTAAACGCCGCCAGCCTCTCCAACAAGCTCAGTCAAATGGCCAATGGTTGTGTTTACGATGACCAGCAACAAATGGTTCAAATCCACCAACGTAAATTAGATGCTTTGGAAGATCTAATCGAAGCTGCTAACGGGAAGCCTGTGCTGGTGGCCTACTGGTTTAAGCACGACCGAGAACAAATTAAGTCCCGCTTTACCGCCCGGGAAATTAAATCCGTCCAAGACATTAAAGACTGGAACGCAGGGCAGATTCCTGTGGCATTGATTCACCCGGCGTCTGCTGGTCACGGCCTTAACCTGCAAGCCGGCGGTGCCACTTTGATTTGGTATGGTCTGACTTGGAGCCTGGAACTCTATCAGCAGACCAACGCCCGCCTCTGGCGCCAGGGACAAACTGAACCAGTGGTAATCCACCACCTGGTCACGCAAGGCACCATTGATGAGAACATCCTCGCCGCCCTGAAACGTAAGAACAAAACTCAGGCTGCCTTAATCAATGCGGTCCAAGCCAACTTGAAAGGAAGTGTTGTCGCATGAGTATCATGTGGAACTACGTCAACAAGCGCGAAGCAACGGTCAATGCCATCAAGGATTACTATGGGATGCACTTCATCATCGACACTTACCATGATGACCTGAAGCAAGCCCGGAGTAAAATGATTGGACTATCTTCTCCTCGGTTTAATCCAACTCCCAGCTCATCAAGCAAACAAAACCAAACGGAACGGCGACTAGTCAGTGGGATCATGGAAGCTAACAAACTCAACGAACGCTACCATTCTGCGAAAGCCTACCTAGACTGGTTCGAGCCAGCCTGGCAAGAGTTAAGTGACGACGAACGTTGGATCCTGACTACCTTCTACTTGGACAAGCAGACTCAGACTGGTGCCGTGCTCACCATCCAAGAGCGCTTCTGTATTGAACGGACTAGTGCTTACAACAAGAAGAACCGAGCGCTTGACCATCTGACCCTGCTCCTTTACGGTGGCCACTAACCAATTGATGAATATCGCGGACGCATTTACGGTAATCCGGTGTTAAGATGATAGTGTAGAAAATTGAGACAAGGCAATTTGCTTTATAACACCAAAGCCTGGCAGTTCATTCTGTCGGGCTTTTCTAGTACCAGAAAGAAGGTGAACCGCATGCCTTACAAACCCAAGACGCCCTGTCGTTTCCCGAGTTGTCCCCGGCTAACTCATCAGACTTACTGTGATGAACATGCCAAGCAAGTTAGCTCTAGCTACAATCGCTATCAACGTCCCAAGCGGATCAACCGTCGCTACCACAACGGCTGGCCGAAGCTCCGTGCCCGGTACCTCCAGACTCATCCCTTCTGTGAGAAGTGTCGAGCCCAAGGTCGCCTGACCCAAGCAACCGAAGTCCACCACGTCTTACCCCTCGAACATGGCGGTACGAACGACCTAAACAACCTGATGGCCTTGTGTAAACCATGCCACTCCCGGATCACTGCACAGATGGATGACCGCTGGCATCAAAAACCACGCCAGTATCATTATTAGACCACGGAGGGGCCCCTTGAATCCTTAAAAATTTTTCGCGCGGGAGCGGGCGTGGGCCTTCGTGTACAAAAAAATGAATTCAAACAGGGTATTACCCCTTAGCCGAGAGGAGGGATATGTTTGGCTAAAGATGGTACGAATCGAGGTGGCGCTCGGGTTGGTGCTGGTCGTAAACCTAAATCACTTCACGACAAACTCGAAGCGGGCCAAGCAGCAACTGTGATCGACTTGCCAGAGCCTTCAAACCTGGAAGGTCATGTTATGCCACCGGTGAAAAAGTACCTCAAGGCCAAGCAAAAGAACGGACTGGAATTTGATGCCGCCGATATTTTCCAAGAAACCTGGCAATGGCTCGTTAACCGGAGCTGTGAAAAACTGGTCAACACCCAACTCATCGAGCAATATGCCGTCAGTGTTAGTCGCTGGATACAATGTGAAGAATGCATTTCAAAGTTTGGCTTCCTTGCTCGCCACCCAACGACCGGGAACGCCATTGCTTCGCCATACGTAGCAATGAGCCGCGACTACATGAAACAGTCCAGCCAACTTTGGTTTCAAATTTTCCAAGTCGTCAAAGAAAACAACGCAGTGGCTTACCAAGGCTCGACCCCACAGGATGATGTGATGGAACGCCTACTCCGAACAAGAAAGGGAATGAATTAAAAATTCTTCCAGTAGTCGTCATTTGATTCAACGATGGGGTCATCAGATAAGACATTGTGTTTTATGAGCTGATCGCGGGCCACTGCATAATCAAGCGAATCTTCCTTGGCCTGAAGCGCCTTTTTCATCCAATACATTTTTTCTTGTGAAAGCATCACTACCGAACTCCCGTTAGGGCAAGCAATATAGACCGTTTCATCCTCATCATTAACTTGATCTAAATACTTCTTAATATGTGCTTGGAAATCACTTTGAGTTACTGACAACGTCATTTTAACCGCCTCCTTGTACTTAATTATTGCTCTTAACATTGTAACAAAGCTTAACTGAAAGGAACTTCTTGATGAAAATCCAAACAATTTCCATAACAAAATTAACCCCCGCTGACTACAACCCCAGAAAAGACCTTCAACCAGGGGATCCAGAATATGAAAAACTAAAGCGATCGCTAGATGAATTCGGCTACCTCGAGCCCATTATCTGGAATAAGCAAACTGGCCATGTGGTTGGTGGTCACCAACGATTAAAGGTCCTAAAAGCAGAGGGAAGAAAAACCGCTGACTGCGTCGTAGTTGATTTCAATGAAGAAAAAGAAAAAGCCCTCAACATCGCTTTAAACAAGATTAGCGGTGATTGGGACAATGACAAGTTAGGATTGGTAATTGCCGATTTGCAAGCCAGTGACTTTGATGTTTCTCTCACAGGGTTTGATGACCAAGAGATCTCTGACCTCCTCGCCACCGATGAAGATACCAAGGATGATAACTTCGATGTTGATGAAGAATTAAACCACCCGACCTTCTCACGTCCTGGCGACCTCTGGCACCTTGGCCGCCACACTTTGTTGTGTGGTGATGCCACCAAGGCCGTTAGTTATCAAGCCTTACTGGGAGATACCAAAGTCAACCTAGTCTTGACCGACCCGCCATACAATGTTGACTACGAAGGTAGCGCCGGAAAGATTAAGAACGACCACCAGGACAATAATCGCTTCTATCAGTTCTTACGGGACGCCTTTCAAAACATGAACCAGTCAATGGCCGATGACGCCAGCATCTATGTTTTCCACGCTGATACCGAGGGCTTAAACTTCCGAAAAGCATTTCAGGACGCTGGCTTTTACTTATCCGGCTGTTGCATTTGGAAGAAGCAATCCCTAGTCCTTGGACGATCACCCTACCAATGGCAACACGAACCTGTCCTCTTTGGCTGGAAACAAAATGGCAAGCACGAATGGTATACCGGCCGGAAGGAATCGACCATCTGGGAATTTGATAAGCCGCAAAGGAGCGCAGATCACCCAACCATGAAGCCGATTCCACTGCTAGCCTATCCCATTATGAATTCCACGATGACGAATGCTTTAGTCCTGGATCCCTTTGGTGGCTCTGGCTCAACTCTCATCGCCTGCGAACAAACCAAGCGAACCTGCTACATGATGGAACTTGATGAGAAGTTCTGCGATGTGATCATCAAACGCTATATCGAGCAAGTCGGATCTGCCGACCACGTTTTTGTGGAGCGAAAGGGCCATAAAATCGCCTTTGATCAGGTAGAAAACGCACAAGAATAGTGTCGATAAACGTTGCTATATACAGTTTTTAGAGTGATATATACAGTGACCAAAGGAAAAGGAGGTCACAGTATGAAACAAGAATTTCACGCAACTGGGAAAGAACGCAAAAAGCTAGTTGAAGCAATTAGCAACTTTACCCAGCAAAAAGCTGAATACCAGTACACGCCAACCTACGCCTACAAGATTGGTAAGTACACCGTCAATAAATACGGCACCTTAATTGCCCCCAGTATTTCAACGGAATTAATGTCCTACCTCAAGGGCCTAGGTTTTAAGCCCAGGCCAGCAGCGATTCAATTAAACATCAGCTTCAACCGCAATCAATTTACCGAAACCGCCCTAACAAATCTGAAGCAACTTCTCTGGGCAAAGGGTAGCTTAATCCAACACGCCTTAAACGCGCCTAGCCTGTCAATTAAAGAGGACAAAGAAACCATTCAATTAACCGGCTTTCCGAAAGTGGTACCTGAAAAGGCATTTGCCTACCAACAATTCATCAATCACCTTGTCGACTATGCTAAAGGCCGCAAACGGGTTAATGTTCAGCCACGAGAATACGATAATGAGCGCTATTCTTTCCGCTGTTTCTTACTCCGGCTTGGCTTTATTGGCAAGGAGTACAAGGAAACCCGCCGAATCCTACTTGAACGGCTCAGTGGTAACACTGCATTTTTACATCCAGAGGAGGTCAATTAAAATGAACAAGCTACACAAAGAAGCTGAGGAACTTGGTAAATTACGGTTGGAAATATTGCAGATTCGCGATACTGGCGAAACCAACATGTTTGATACAAAAGAGGTTGAACGGCTAGCCTACTATTACAATTGCCACCGATTAGTAAATCTACTCCATGAGAACCCTTCAATGTACCTCAAATTTATCATGACCGGCTGGTTCTACTAGTCAGTTAAGCACCTTTAACGGGGTGCTTTTTTAGTTCCAATGAAAGGATGTGGTGATACTTGCGAAAGTTAAAAAATTATCAACCCACTAAATTCATGGGCAAAGACTCAACCTACAACAAGGACGCTGCTGACTTTGCAGTCTCCTTTATTGAGTGTTTATGCCACACCAAAGGAACCTGGGCCGGCAAACCGTTTGAATTAATTGACTGGCAGGAACAAATTGTTCGCGACATCTTTGGTGTCTTAAAGCCCAACGGCTACCGCCAATTCAACACGGCCTACGTTGAAATTCCTAAGAAGCAGGGCAAATCCGAACTAGCAGCGGCAATTTCTCTTTTGCTCTGTTGCGCTGATGGTGAAGAACGAGCTGAGGTTTATGGTTGTGCTGCTGATCGGCAACAAGCCGCGATTGTGTTTGACGTGGCTGCCGACATGGTCCGCATGAACCCCGCCCTAAAGAAACGTTGCAAAATTCTCGCCTCGCAAAAGCGGCTAATTTACGAGCCAACTAATAGCTTCTATCAGGTCCTCTCGGCAGACGCCTATTCCAAGCACGGCTTCAACGTGTCCGGAGTGATCTTTGACGAACTGCACACACAGCCCAACCGCAAGCTCTACGACGTAATGACCAAGGGGTCTGGGGATGCAAGAACCCAACCACTTTACTTTCTGATTACCACCGCCGGAACTGATGAACACTCAATCTGCTACGAGATCCATCAAAAGGCTCTCGATATTATGGCGGGGCGGAAACACGACCCTCGGTTTTATCCGGTTATCTATGGTGCCGGTCGAGACGAGGATTGGTCAGACCCGAAAGTCTGGAAAAAAGCTAATCCTTCTCTTGGCGTAACGGTTCCCTTAGAAAAGGTCCAGGACGCCTACAATTCGGCTAAGGAAAACCCCGCTGAAGAAAACGCCTTCCGTCAACTTCGCTTAAATCAGTGGGTTAAGCAATCGGTCCGCTGGATGCCAATGGATAAGTGGGATGCCTGCGCCTTTCCCGTCGATCCAGACCGGCTCCGCGGACGGGATTGCTATGGAGGCCTAGACCTTTCCTCTACCACTGACATTACCGCTTTTGTACTAGTTTTCCCACCTCGGGATGAATCAGAGGGCTACACCTTACTGCCCTACTTCTGGATTCCTGAAGATAATGTCGACTTACGGGTGCGCCGCGACCACGTTCCCTATGACATCTGGAAACAACAAGGTTATTTGCAAACGACCGAGGGCAATGTCGTCCACTACGGCTTTATCGAGCAATTTATCGACGACCTTGGTAAGAAGTACCACATTAAAGAAATTGCCTTCGACCGCTGGGGAGCAGTAGAAATGGTCCAAAACCTCGAAGGAATGGGATTTACGGTGGTGCCGTTCGGCCAAGGATTCAAGGATATGACTCCACCAACAAAGGAACTAATGCGGTTAACTCTCGAAAAGAAACTCGCTCACGGTGCCCATCCGGTTCTGCGATGGATGATGGACAACATCTACATTCGCACCGACCCCGCCGGTAACATTAAGCCTGACAAGGCCAAATCGACTGAGAAAATTGATGGTGTGGTGGCCACCATTATGGGACTAGACCGAGCAATTCGAAACGAAGATAGTGGAGATTCTGTTTATGATGGCCGCGGGTTACTGATGTTGTAATGAAAGGGATGTTGTAATGAGCCTCTTTTCTAAATTATTCAATACTAATAAAGCGTCACCTAAGACGAAAAACACGCTATCAAGCACGATGTCATTCTTATTCGGCAGCTCAATGGCTGGCCAAACCGTGACTGAGCGTACCGCAATGCAAAATACTGCGGTTTACGCTTGTGTCCGTGTTTTAGCTGAGGGGTTGGCAGAATTACCCCTTCATATCTACCAATATACGGATGATGGTGGAAAACAGCGCGCTGTTAAGCACCCGCTCTATTTTTTACTTCATAATGCTCCCAATCCAGAGATGACAAGCTTTATCTTTCGAGAAACATTGATGAACCACCTTCTCCTCTGGGGAAACGCCTATGCTCAGATCATTCGAAACGGTCAGGGACAAATTACCGGGCTTTATCCGTTAATGCCCGATCGAATGGATGTTAACCGTGCGGCCAACGGTGAGCTTTACTACACTTACACTCAAAATTACGATGACTACCTGGCTAAAAACAAATCTAAGCAGGTCATTCTCCTATCCGGTGAAGTTTTGCATATTGCCGGACTAGGATTTGATGGTTTGATTGGCTACAGTCCAATTGCGATGGCTAAAAATGCAATCGGGCTCTCCATGGCTGCTGAACAATATGGGGCAACCTTCTTCAAGAACGACGCAACTCCTGGAGGTGTGCTTGAACATCCAAATGTTGTTAAAGATCCTGAGCGACTTCGCAAAAGTTGGCAGGCTCAGTTTTCAGGAACCAATAACCACAGCATTGCCGTTCTCGAAGAAGGCATGTCTTTTCACCAACTTTCGATTCCGCCGGATCAGGCTCAGTTTCTGGATACCCGGAAGTTTCAGCTAGATGAAATTGCCCGTATCTTCCGCGTACCACCACATATGGTCGGCGACCTAGACCGTTCAACTTTCTCAAATATCGAGCAACAATCACTAGAATTTGTGAAATACACCCTTAACCCTTGGTGCATTCGCTGGGAACAGGCTATGAATCAACAACTACTCTCACCCACCGATCAACAGAAGTTTTTCATCAAATTCAACGTTGATGGCCTCTTGCGAGGGGACTATGAAAGTAGGATGAACGGCTACGCAATTGGCCGGCAAAATGGCTGGCTATCCGCCAACGATATCCGCGAACTAGAAGACCTGAATCGCATCCCCGCCGATGAAGGTGGCGATCAATACCTAGTAAACGGCAACATGCTGCCACTAAAGAAAGCTGGCAACTTTTATCAAGCTGATAAATCAACAGAAAGTGAGGAACCATAATGGACCGATTTTGGAATTGGAAGCAAGACGGTGAGTCCCGACAACTAACCATTTCTGGAGTCATCGCTCCAAATAGCTGGGTCAATGATGACCTGTCACCGCGAATCTTCCAAGATGAACTCAATGCTGGCCAAGGGTCAATCGACCTCTGGATCAACTCACCCGGGGGTGATTGCACTGCGGCCAGTCAAATTTACACGATGTTGAAAAATTATCCTGGCGATGTGAATGTCAAAATCTCTGGAATCGCTGCTTCTGCTGCTTCAGTAATTGCAATGGCTGGGACGACCGTCTCAATGGCACCAACTGCGATGCTAATGATCCACAATCCACTAACTTCGGTTGGTGGCCAAGAAAAAGACCTGGACCAAGCGATTCAAATGCTCGCTGAAACCAAGGAAGCAATCATCAATGCCTACGAGCTAAAAACTAGTCTTCCCCGAGCAAAAATCGCGGCCATGATGGATGATGAAACATGGATGAACGTTAATAAAGCCATCGAATTAGGCTTTGCTGACCGGATGCTTGGTGAAAACCTGGACACCACGGATTGTTACTCATACTCAGACAAGCAAAGCCAGTTAATCGTTCTGAATAAACTACAACCCCAAACTAAATCAACTGTTTCTATAAAGTCGCTTCAAAGGCGGCTTTCTTTGTTATCACACCAACTTTAAGGAGGAAACCCCTATGTCTAAGATTACCGAACTACAAGAAAAACGTGCCCGTGTTTGGAAGCAAGCAAAGGACTTCCTGGATGAAAAGCAAAAGGAAAATGATGTCTTATCAGCAGAAGATAACACCACGTACGAACGAATGGAAAAAGAGGTCATTAACCTGGGGAAGGAAATTGACCGGCTTCATAAGCAAACCGAAATTGAAGCAGAACTTAATCAGCCAACTAGTCACGCTTTGACTAACATTCCAAACAATGGAAAGCAAGTAACGCCAGCAGATAACTATGCCGATAACTTCTGGCAAATGATGCGTGGCAATGGAGCTGTTAATGCCTTAAAGGAAGGCTCTGATCCTGACGGTGGTTTCCTCGTTCCTGATGAATTTGAAAACCAACTTGTTGAGAAGCTGCAAAAGGCCAATGTTCTGAGAACAATTAGTCACGTAATTCAAACCCAAAATGGCGAACACAAAATCCCGGTTGTGGCCAGTGAAGGAACCGCTGCTTGGCTAGATGAAGAATCTGCCTACACGGAATCCAACACCCAATTTACCCAGGTTTCCTTGGCCGCCCACAAATTGGGAACTCTGATCAAGGTGTCCGAGGAACTGCTTAGCGATTCCGCTTTCGACCTCATGACTTATCTTTCAAATGAATTTGGGCGCCGCCTTGGTAATGCAGAAGAAAAGGCCTTCCTAACTGGAACGGGAACCAATCAGCCAACTGGGATTCTTACGGATCCAAATGGAGCTTCAGCTGGAGCCACTGCAACCAAGGCCGACACTTTAACTTTTGATGATCTCATCGACCTCTTCTATTCTCTAAAGTCACCTTACCGCCAAAACGCCGTCTTTTTAATGAGCGACGATACCGTTAAAGCAATTCGCAAAATGAAGGATAAGAATGACCAGTATATTTGGCAACCTTCTGTTCAAGCAGGCCAGCCAGATCGCATCTTGAACTGCCCGGTATATACAACTCCTTATATGCCAACCCTCGCCGCTGGCAATAAACCGGTGCTATTTGGTGACTTTAGCTACTACTGGATTGCGGATCGACAAGGGCGAACCTTCAAACGTCTAAATGAGCTTTACGCCGTAACCGGCCAAGTTGGCTTCTTGGGATCTCAACGAGTCGATGCAAAGGTTGTCTTACCAGAGGCAATTAAGACCTTATCCATGGCTGCTAAGTAGAAAGGATTGATGAAATGTGGCTGCTATTACTTTGGCCGAAGCAAAAACCTACCTAAGAGTTGACGGCTCAACTGAAGACGAGCTCATCACCAGGATGATTAGTTCTTCTGTTGCAACCGTCGAAAATATCCTTCGTCAACCGATTTCTTCTTTTAATCCACTCCCGGATGATATTCATACTGCTATTCTCTACACCATCGCCTATCTTTATGAATACCGTGAAACTGCAGACTTTGATGCCATGCTGAAATTCCTCCGGGCAATTTTAGCTCCCTATCGAAAGGAGGCTTTTTAATGCAACACCAAAACAAACGGGTCAGCAAAATTGCTGATATTGGTGAGTTAGATCGACGTATCACCCTAATGAAAAAGAAATATATCGGCGAAAACCCTAATACTGGAATGGCGATGTATAAAGATATTCGTCTAGGCGATGTGTGGGCAAAAGTTTCTGCCCTACACGGTCAAGAGTATTACACGGCAGTTACCGTGAAATTGGAAAAACAAATGTCATTCATCATTCGATATCGTAATGATGTTGATGAACAAACCAACATCTGGTTCGAAGGACGTGGCTACAATATCGGCTTTATTGATGATGTCAAATACAACCATGAGTATATGGAAATCAAAGCCGAATATTCGAGAGGAGTTGATAATCCCGATGAAGACAACTAGTTTAACAATAATTAATACTTATTTTGGTGCAATTGGTGCATGTCTTGGCTGGTTCCTAGGAGGTCTCGACAGTTTCCTATATGTTCTCCTGATTTTTATGGTTGTGGACTACATCACTGGAGTTCTTTGTGCAATCAATGAGCATAAATTATCCAGTGAAATCGGTTTTCGCGGACTAACTCGCAAAGTGCTAATCCTACTCTTAGTTGGTATTGCACACTGCCTGGATATTTACCTGTTAAAAAACGGTTCTGCAATCCGCACTGCTACTATTTTCTTCTACATTTCTAATGAAGGTATTTCGCTATTGGAAAACACAAGCAGGCTAGGATTACCCGTACCTGACAAATTAAAAAGTGTTCTTCAGCAACTCCATAATAAGGATGATGATAAACAATGATTCTTGGAATTGAAATTTTGAATTATTAAGCCACTTAGATTTTAATCTACCTAATTCAATTTACTACTCTAATTCATGCCTGTGGACGGTGGTCTGCAGGCTTTTTGTTATTTCTATGATAAAATATCATCAGGCTGAAAGTGATGGGTCGCTCCCGTCATAGAAGGTTTAGCAGTAAACGTGGCTACGCACCCCTCCAAATAATCTGAACTGTGGAGGTGAAAGTCATGTTAATTAGGAAAAGGCTGGAGGAGTGGCAATCACTGCCGCCATAGTTATCGTGGCAATCGGTCAGTTAATTATCGACTGTGCCAAAGCCTATGCGATAATAAAAAAGCTAACCATAATGGTTAGCCAGTCTCCAGTCACCTGAACTGCGTTTGAGGGTAACGAGCCACCACTCGTTGCTCTCTTTTCATTTATAATAATATCTAATCTGTTATGATTTTTCAACTTTTTAGCTGGCAGTTTTCTGTCAGCTTTTTTCTTTTGCCATGGTTTACTTTTCCACTTGCGCTGGCATGTTAGTGGAGGTAATTAGTTATGGTAAAGAAAGTACACCCAGTGAATCATCAACCACTAACAGCAACTAATAAAAGCATTAATTCAGAACAATTATTGAATGATCTGCATTATCAACAATCAAAACAGATTATTCAAAGTCTGCTCAATAAGGGGTTAATCTCGACCACCGAATTTAAAGACATTGATACCCTCAACAAACAAACCTTTCCACCATTATTAGGCCCTGAAAATATTGATACATCAAGTTTCTAGAGCTAATATACCACACTGACGAAAGGAGGGTTGCCATGTCGACCATTACTAAAATTAACAGCTACCAAAGTGATGTCACACAACTCCGGGTGGCCGCCTACTGCCGGGTTTCAACGGACAATATTGACCAGCTGGAAAGTCTGGAAAATCAGCGTGTCCATTACCGAGAATACATCAGTAATCACCCAAACTGGCAGTTAGCTAAGATCTATTACGATGAAGGCATCTCAGGCACCAAACTGACGAAGCGTGATGCTTTAAAAGAACTACTGGCAGACTGTCATAATCACCGCATTGACCTCATGGTTACCAAGTCGATTAGCCGCCTATCACGGAATACCACCGACTGTTTACGAATTGTTCGAGAACTGCAACAGTTGAATATTCCAATTATCTTTGAGAAAGAACGCATTAACACTGGAGCAATGACTAGCGAGTTATTCCTATCCATTCTCAGCAGTATTGCTCAGGATGAATCGCACTCCACTGCCGGAAACTTACGCTGGGCTATCAGGCAACGTTTCGCTAGTGGTGAATTTCGGGTATCTTCAGCTCCTTATGGGTATTCAATTGAAGATGGTAATTTAATTATCAATTCGGCTGAAGCTAGAATTGTGCGAGAAATTTTTCAAAAATTCTTACACGGAACATCAGCTAGTAAAATTGCCAAAAACCTAAATCGTTACCACGTAGCAACCAAACGGGGTGGCCAATGGCGAAGCAACACCGTAATTAACATTTTGCGAAATAGTAATTATACCGGTGATATGCTCTGTCAAAAGACTTATCGTGATGATCAATATCACCGCCATTTTAATCAAGGTGAACTCACCCACTACTTAATTGAGGATCATCACCCTAGTTTGATTAACCACGAAACTTTTAATAAAGTTCAAGACTTGCTCAAAGAGGCGATCAAAAAACGACATATTGAAACAGGTAGCCATAAATACCAGCAACACTATCTATTTTCTGGAAAGATCAGCTGTGGTAATTGTGGGACTACTTTTAAGCGGCAAACACGGCCTAATAAAATCTGCTGGGCGTGTCAAAGACACCTAAGCTCAGCTAGCCAATGCCCCATTAAGGCTGTTCCTGAAGCAAGTCTAGAAGTTGCTTTCTGCAATATGATGAATAAACTCATTTACAGCCGAAAATTCTTGTTACAACCGTTGCTAGAAAACTTGCAAGCTCAAATTAACTTTGATACCCACGGTCGGCTAAATGCTTTAACTGAACGAATCAAAGCAAACGACCATAAGGCTGAAACGTTGGCAGAACTGATGCAATCGGGACTGCTTGATAAGGCTATCTATGTAAATCAAACCGCTCAACTCGAGCAGGATACTTATCAATGCTGTAAAAAGATCAAACAAATTAATAGCACCAACACCGATTCAGCAAATAATTTTGAAGATGTAAAGGTATTACTGCGTTGGTGTCAAAAAGATCAACAACTAGCCCAGTTTGATGACGAACTGTTTCAAGAATTTGTCCAACAGATTGTGGTTAACAAACCAAGCGAAGTGATCTTCAAACTCAAGTGCGGTTTGGCATTGACGGAAAAGCTGACTAAGGCCACCACGATTGAAAATCATTTCTATCGCGGAATCATTAGGCAGCGATTCAATGAGCCAATCAAGCAAGCTCAATACCTGTATAGCATTATTAAAAGTGAAGGTGATTTAATTGGGTAAAGTAAGAATTATTCCTGCCCACCAACAAAAAGGCAATCGTGTCCATCAACATTCCAGCAAGCAACCTTTTGAACAACTCCGAGTAGCTGCCTACTGCCGGGTTTCAACAGATTATGACGAACAAGCCAGTTCATATGAAACTCAAGTTAGCCACTACAAAGAGTTAATTGGTAAAGAACCCTCCTGGCAATTTGCGGGCATCTATGCCGATGATGGGATCTCGGGAACCAACACCAAAAAGCGGGAACAATTTAATAAAATGATTGCCGCATGTAAAGCCGGTAAGATTGACTTGATTGTCACCAAATCAATTAGCCGGTTTGCCCGGAATACTATCGACTGCTTGAAATATATTCGGGACTTGAAAGCTATCAATGTCGCGATCTTTTTTGAAAAAGAGAATATCAACACAATGGATGCCAAGGGTGAAGTCTTGATCACCATCATGGCTTCTCTCGCTCAGCAAGAAAGTGAGTCCCTTTCGCAAAATGTTAAGATGGGGATTCAATACCGCTACCAACAAGGTAAGGTCTTCGTCAACCACAATCACTTCCTCGGCTATACCAAAGATGCTCAAGGTAATCTGATAATTGAACCAGAAGAAGCCAAGGTCATTAAACGAATCTTCTACAGTTACCTAAATGGGATGTCCATGCAACAAATTGCCAATTCACTCAAAGCCGACGGTATTTTAACTGGCGGTAAGACCAAAAATTGGCAGTCCGGTGGTGTGGCCCAAATCCTGAAGAATGAAAAATACATGGGCGATGCACTTTTACAAAAAACTTACACCGTTGACTTCCTTAACAAAAAACGCGTGAAGAATGAAGGCATTATGCCCCAGTACTATGTGGAGAATGATCACCCGGCAATTATTTCCAAATCCGTCTTCATGCAGGTGCAACAGATTATTAAGAAACGACGGAACGGAATTACTACGCCGAATGGCAAACATCGGCGGCTGAACGGTAAATATTGTTTTTCTCAAAAGGTATTCTGCGGTAAATGCGGCGATATTCTCCAACGCAATATGTGGTATCGGCCAGAAAAAGTAGCAGTTTGGCGGTGTGCCAGCCGAATCAAACGAAGCAAGACTGGCCGACGTTGCATGATTCGAAATGTTAAAGAACCCCTGCTCAAAGAAGCCACTGTTGAGGCTTTTAATCAGCTGATTAAAGGACATGAGTTAGCGAGCAAACAAATCAAAGCCAATATTATGAAGGTCATCAAGAACTCCAAAGGACCAACACTGGATCAACTTGATAAACAATTAGAAGAGATGCAGTTGAAACTCATCCAGGCCGCTAACCAGCACCAAGACTGTGATGATCTTACCCAGCAAATCATGGACCTGCGAAAACAAAAAGAAAAAGTGCAAAGTCGAGAAACTAACCAGCAGGTAAAATTGCATAACCTTGATGAAATCAACAAATTAGTCGATCTCCATAAGTATGGTCTGGTGGACTTTGATGAACAACTAGTTCGTCGCTTAGTAGAAAAAATCACCATCTACCAACGCTACATGGAGTTTACGTTCAAAGATGGTGAAGTGATCAGAGTTAATATGTGA